GTCATCCCGGATGTGTGTGAGCAGGAGTTGGGCTGATGGGCCGTGTCGATGATTTGAGGGGCGACTACGACCGTCTGGGGTGGATCCTGGCGGCGGAGATGGATGGGGCGAAGGCGGCCGCGTTGGCTCGGGAGCGGCGGCTGATCGGCGAGCTGTTGGAGTCGCTGGAAGCTCCGGTGGAGGTGAGTCTTGCCGATCAACTGGCTGCTCGCCGAAGCGGTTCCCGCGCCGGCGATTCTCGTTCTTCCGCCCGGCGCCGCAAGTCTGGATGAGGCTTCGGCGGCGATCGAGCTGTGGGAGCACTACGCCGGGAAGGTTCTCGACTCGACTCAGCGGCTCGCTGTGCAGGTGATGATGGCGGAGACCGCTGATGGGCGGTGGGCTGCGTCGACGACGGGGCGGGAGATGCCCCGTCAGAACGGGAAGGGTGACGAGGTCGAGGTCGTCGAGTTGTGGGGTCTGGTGCATCGCTCTGAGGCGATCTTGCACACGATTCATGACGCGGTGCTGTTGGCGTCGCAGGCGCAGCAGCGGATGTTGGCCGTGCTGGATCACCCGGATCTCCGCCGCCGGGTGAAGCGGAAGTGGATGGGCACCGGTCAACAGATGATCGAGATGCGTAACGGTGGGGTCATTTGGTATCGCACCCGCACAGGCGGTGGCGGTCGTGGTGTCGATGAGATCGCCCGCTTGGTGGTGGATGAGGCGCAGCACGCGACGGAGGAGCAGTTGGCTGCGGTTGCGCCGACATTGCTCGCTCATCCGAATCCGCAGCTGAACGCGATGGGGACTGCGGGGCTGTCGGGTGCGTCGGCGTGGTGGTGGCGTCAGAGGCGGCGGGCGTTGGCGTCGGATCCGGGGTCGTTCGGGTATGTGGGTCACACCGCTGAGCGGGTGCGGCTCAATGATCGGGGTGAGGTTGAGCAGCCGCCGGTAGATGTCCTCGACCGGTCGTTGTGGCCGGCGGCGAATCCGGCTGTGGCCGCTGGTCGTGGCGGTGGCATGGAGTTTCTCGAGGAGCAGTTGCTCCGGTTGGGTGAGCGGGCGTTCGCTCAGGAGCATCTGTGCGTTTGGGCGCCACCTCCGGTGACCGCTGCGAGGGTCGCGAAGATCCCCGCGGATGAGTGGGCGGCGACGGCGGCTGAGCCTCCCGTGTTGGCTCCCGGTGAGCTGTGCGTGTCGTTCGCGGTGGAGAAGGACGGCGAGTGGGCGTCGGTGGCGATCGCTGCGGGGTCGATGTCGGCCCCGTATGTCGAGCTGGTGGCTCATCAGCCGGGGGTCGGGTGGTTGCCGGCGAGGGTCGCGGAGTTGGTGCAGCGTTGGCGGCCGGTGGCTGTCGGCTGTAATGGTGCTGGTCCGAGTGCTGCTGCTGTCGGTCCGGTGCTCGCCGAGTTGAGGGCCTCTGGGTCGACAGTCGACGTGACCCAGCTCGGGACGGCGGCGTACAAGGCTGCTTGTGGGGGGATCTTCTCTGACATCTGCGAGCTTCGACTTCGTCGCCGCGCCGATCAGGGTCCGTTGGATCTGGCTGTGAGTGATGCGACGGAGCGTCCACTAGGTGACGCGTGGGCGTGGGATCGTCGCCAGGCAACGGTTCCGATCGCTCCCTTGGAGGCTGTGACGGTGGCGCGGGCCCTGCTGTCGACGGAGGCTCCGCCGGCGCCGTCTGTGCCGATGTTCGCCACGACCCGCTGAGGTCTATCGAAGGGCGGTTCCTGTGGCTGTTGTCGTCGTTCTTGCAACGCTCCTGTTGACTGCGGCGTGTCTGGTCGTGTGTGGCGTGTCGATGCTGTCGACTCCCGCTGGGTTGATCGCAGGGGGGGTCCTGTTGGCCGGCTGGTCGCTGGTCGTCTTCGGTGGTGGTGAGCGGTGACGGTCCTTGATCGTTGGGTTGGCCGCAAGGCGCTGTCAGTGGTGCGTGGCGTCGAGGTCGACGCCGACGAAGAACCCACGGGGTTCTACTTCGGTGGCTGGCGCGGCGGGGAACTGCCTCTCGGATCCGATTTTGAGTCGTACGTGGCGTCGCTCTACCAGGCGAACGGGGTGGTGTTCGCCTGCGTCGGGGCTCGGTTGATGCCGTTCTCTGAGGCACGGTTCCAGTTCCAGGAGATGCGTGGCGGCCGGCCCGGGAAGCTGTTCGGGACGTCGGCGCTCGGGCTGCTGGAGAACCCCTGGCCGAACGGGACGACAGGCGAGCTCCTGGCGAGGATGGAGCAGGACGTTTCGCTGGCGGGGAACTTCTTCGCGGCTGTCGTGGGTGAGGGGTCGGATCGGCGGTTGTGGCGGATGCGTCCCGACTTCGTGCGGATCCTGTCGGGTGTCACCGAGTCCGATCGTGGGGAGTGGCGGTTCGGGAGCAGGCCTCTTGCCTACTTCTTCGATGAACCGGGCGCGGATCGCCCGGTGATGCTCACACCTGATCGGGTGGTGCACTACTCGCCTGTGCCGGACCCGTTGCACCCGTGGCGGGGCATGTCGTGGCTGACACCGCTTGTGCGTGAGGTGCGCGCCGATGACATGGCGACGCGCCACAAGCTGAAGTGGTTTCAGAACGGGGCGGCTCTCAAGCACGTGATCCGTTACCCGTCGGACGTGTTGCCCGAGAACTTCGATCGGTACGTTGCGATGTTCGAGGAGCAGCATGCCGGGGTCGACAACGCCTACCGCACACTGCATATCGGTGGGGGCGCGGACCTGACCACGGTCGGCACCGACCTGAAAGCCGATTTCCGGGCGGTGCAGGCCGCCGGTGAAACTCGGATCGCTGCGGCGGCTGGAGTCGGTGCTGTGATCGCCAGGTTCTCCGAGGGGCTGGCCGGCTCCGCGCTGAACCAAGGGAACTACGCTGCTGCGAAGCGGCAGTTTGGTGACATGACGCTGCGTCCGTTGTGGCGCAGCGCGTCGGCTGCCTTGCAGAGTGTCATCGCAACCCCGCCCGGTGCCCGGCTTTGGTACGACGCCCGCGACGTCGAGTTCCTCAAAGAGGACCAGCACGACGCTGCGGAGATTCTCCAGGTGCGGTCGACCACGGTCGCGTCGCTTGTGCAGGCGGGGTTCACGCCGGAGTCAGCGGTAGACGCCATCGAGGCCGACGACCTCACACGGCTTGTCCATTCGGGGCTCTACTCGGTGCAACTTCAAGACCCATCAGCGGCGGCCACGGAGGACGATTCATGATCACTACCCACAAGGCCCTGCGGTCCGTCAAGATCGCTGACGAGGCGAAGGGCACAGTCACCGCAGTGTTCGCCACGCTCGGAGTCGAGGACGCTGACGGTGATGTCACGATGCCCGGAGCGTTCACGGACGGCGCGCCTGTTGTCATCTCCGCCTACGGTCACCGTTCGTGGTCGGGTGAACTTCCTCTCGGGAAGGGCACCATCCGAGAGGACGGTGACGAGGTCATCCTTGATGGCCAGTTCTTCCTCGACACCACTCACGGCCGCGACGCGTTTCTGACAGTGAAGGAGCTGTCAAACGCCGGGCTCCAGGAGTGGTCTTACTCGCTTGAGAACGTCATCAGTGAGCCCGGCGAGTGGGACGGCCGACAGGTCAACATCCTCAAGCGCATCACCGTGAAAGAGGTGTCCCCGGTGCTGCGAGGCTCCGGAGTGAACACCCGCACTCTCGCCGCGAAGAGCGGCACCAAGTTCGCCGAACACACCGACACCGCATTGGCCGGGGTGCGTGAGTTCGTCGTCATGGCCGTCGACCGGTTGACGGAGCGACGGGCCGCAGGGAAGTCGATCGACGAACAGCGCGAAGCGCTCGTCATGTTGGATGCCGAGCTCGACCCGCTCCGTTCAGCGATGACCCCCGAACCCGAACCCGACAAGCAGCAGCCCGAGACCACCGAGTTTCTGCGCGCTGTGCGTTCCAACATCCAGGAGAACATCCGATGAGCATCATCACCATCCCTGAACTGGACGAGGTCCAGGGCAAGCTCGCCGATCGGCGCAGGACTCTCGCCACCATCTTCGAGGAGGCCGGCGCCGATCTCGACATGGACAAGGTCAAGACCATCACCGGCACCTCCGCCGAGAAGGTCGACCAGATCCGGGCGTTGAACGACGAGGTTGACGACCTCGGCGACCGTCAGGAGCAGCTCCGCACTCTCGCCAAGGGCGCTGAGAACGCCCTGGCCGACGACGCCGACGACGGACTCGACCCCGGCGACTCGCGTCCCGGCGTGTCCCACAAGAGCATCGGCGACCTCATCGCCGGCTCGGCTGTGCCCACCACCAAGGGTGTACCGGTCGAGTTCCCTGAGGTCACCCTCAAGACCCTCATGACCACCTCCGCCGGCTGGGCGCCGGAGACCACTCGCGGCCCCCGACTGGTGGACTACGCGACTCGCCCGATCGAGTTGCTCGAGAGGGTCCCGACCACGACCACGGACGAGACCGCGGTCACCTACATGGAGGAGACCACCTTCACCAACAACGCCGCGGAGACCGCAGAAGGCGCGGCGATGCCCGAGTCCGAGCTGGTGTTGACCGAGAAGAGCTCCACCATCCGCAAGATCGCGGTGACGCTGCCATGCACCGACGAGCAGCTGGAGGACGTGACCCGACTGCGCGGCTACCTCGACAACCGGCTGCCGTTCATGGTACGTCAGCGGCTCTCCGGGCAGATCGTCGCCGGCAACGGCACCGCCCCCAACCTGCGCGGCATCCTCAACGTGTCCGGCATCCAGACCCAGGCGAAGGGCGCCGACCCGACGCCCGACGCGATCTACAAGGCGATGGTGCTGGTCATGACCACCGGCCAGGCGACCCCGGATACCGTGGTCATGAACCCGCTCGACTGGCAGGACGTCCGGCTGCTCCGCACCGCGGACGGCATCTACATCTGGGGCAACCCGTCCGAGGCCGGCCCCGAACGCATCTGGGGTCTCCCCGTCGTGCTCGCCCAGGCGATGACGCAGAACTCGGCCATCGTCGGCGACTTCGCCCTGTTCTCCGAGTTGTCGGTCAAGAAGGGGCTGGTCGTCGAGTCCGGCTTCGTCGGCGACAACTTCAAGGAAGGCAAGCAGACGATCCGTGCCCAGATGCGAGCAGCGTTCGTGGTCTACCGGCCCGCGGCCTTCTGCTCCGTCACCGGGATCTGATCCGACTCGACCGGAGAGGCGCCGAAAAGCGTTCGGCTGTGGCGCCTCTCCGGTCGACCCCCACTTTCCCAGGTCACCCACTCCTCAGCAGGAGGCACCCCCATGCCAGTCATCACAGGTGGCAACATCATCCCCGGCAACGGCGTCAACCGTCCCATCCTCAACGCCGGAGCCCCAGGAGCGAACGCGTACGCCGGAACCGTCATCGTCGGTTCGCAGATCGTCGACACCACCAACGGCAAGCTCTACATCTGCACCGCCACCAACGGATCCAGTACCGCCACGTGGACAGTCGTCGGAGCTCAGACGTGAGCGGCTCACGCGTCGCCACAGAGCGGCTCTACCGCGCCGCTGATGGTCGCGTCGTGTTCGAGGGCGACGTCGATGCCAAGTTCTTGCTGGTCGCCGAGGGTGACGAGATCCCCGAGGGGGTCGACGTGCCCAAGAAGCAGGCCGCCAGAGCTGCCGACAAGCAGGCCGCCAAGGCGGTCAACAAGTCGCGGGACTGACTCGACCGGTGCGCGTCGCACGGGATACCACAGTCATGGTCGTGGTCGGCTTTGACGGCACACCGTCAGGACCCACCGCGTCCGCGTCGCGTGCCGACGGGACAGCCCTGCCGAACCCAGCCGTCACAGTGTCCGGCAAACTGGCATCGCTCACCCTGACCGCAGCCGATCACACCAACCTCCTCGACCATCTGGCGGTGACCGTCACCGCCAGCGTGGACGGCGTGCCCGCTGCGTCCACCGTCGGCGTCGACGTGGTCGGCTCCGATCTCGTCACCCTCGGCGTTCTCCGCCAGGAGATGGGGCTGTCAGATTCGGGCCGGTTCCCGGACTGGCTGCTGGCCGACTACCGCGACGGCTACGCCGAGTACGTCGAGCAGATCTGCGGTCGGGCGTTCACGCCGCGCTACAGCGTCGTGCACACCGTCGGGCGCGGGGCACGGAGTCTGACACTGCCTCACGTCGACGTGACCGCAGTGCGCTCGGCGACCATCGACGGGGAGACGGTGGACCTGTCGACAGTCACGATCCTCGCCGGATGCATGCTTGCCCGTTCCGGGAAGTGGCCAGCCGGGGATCCCGTCGAGGTGCACATCGAGCATGGCATGGCGTCGCCGCCGGCTCGGCTGGTCCGAGAGGTCGTCCGCGCCATCCGCAGGGACCTTCTCGCACGCGGCGCTCAAGCGCCGTCCGACATGCTGTGGGAGACCGTCGACGGCAACACGGTGCGCTACTCCACACCTGACGGCCGGGCGGGCCGCCCGACCGGTGTAATGGCGTTGGACGCAGTGCTAGACCGGTACTCCGCTCACGGCCGGATCGCCTGATGGCTGCCGCCGCCCGACTTTCCCGGGCAGCGATCAAGACCCGACTTCGGGACACACTTGAGAACGCCCTGCCGGGAGTGGCTGTCACCTACTCGGCGCCCACAGAGCCGATGGCCGGCCTGAACCTCTTTCTGGCTGACGTGCGGGGCTCCCTCAACGTCGCCAACCAGCGCGCCGGGTCGCTCGCCTACGACGACGTGTGCACCGTCGATGTCGTCGCCGCAGCGTGGAACCCTGGCGATCCCGACCATGAGCGATCAGACGTCGACGTCGAGGATCTCATCGACGCTGTTCGGGTGGAGCTCGCAACTCACCCGTTCCTTGACGACTCGTCCGGCAACCCGTTGCCCGGTGTCGTGCACGCAGTGCTGTCCGACCTTGACGGGCCGACCCCGTGGCGCACCGCCGAGGGTTGCGGATCCGCTATGCGGCTGTCGGTTGAGGTTCACACCCGCATCACCTGAGGAGTCTCCCCATGTCCAAGCGTCTCACCTACGTCGGCCCACACGACGCGGTCGTGATCGAGGTCGCACCCCAACTGAACGAGACCGTCGCCCAAGGTGGAGACGTCGAGGTGTCCGACCAGCTCGGCGCGTCGCTGCTCGACCAGCCGGACAACTGGCAGCCGGCGAAGTCCGCCAAGACCGCCGCCAAGGAGGCGTGAGCCATGCCCATCGTCAGTCAACTGGGGATGAAGAAGGAGACCACCTACGGCACCGCCGTAACGGTCGACCGGTTCTTTGAGTTCTCATCCGAAGCGATCAAGCTGGTGACGAGCCGCGCCGTGTCCGAAGGTCTCCGTTCCGGGCAACGCGTTGAACGTACCGACCGGTTTGTTCCGTCGGTGCTGCGCGCTGAAGGGCCGGTGTCGTTGGAGCCCGCGTCGAAAGGGTTCGGTGCGTGGCTGGAGCACATGCTGGGCACGGTCGCCACGACGGGGCCGACCGACTCGGCGTACACCCACACCGCCACGGTCGGTGATCTGTGGGGGAAGTCGTTCACCCAGCAGGTCAACCGGCCGCTCGGGGCCGCCGGGTCGACGAACCAGGCGTTCACTTGGGAGGGCGGCAAGATCGTCTCGTGGACGCTCTCATGCGAGACGGAGGGTCTGCTCAAGTTCGAGATGGACCAGGCTTTTGAGGACGAGACCACCGCCACCGCGCTGGCGTCCGCGTCGTATCCGGCGTCCACTGAGGTGATGTCGTGGGCTCGTGCCGATTGCACGATCGGCGGCAGCGCGGTGCCGGTCACGAAGTGGTCAGTGAAGGTCGACAACCACTTGAAAACCGACCGGCATTTCCTCGCGGGGTCGTCCCGGATGGCGCAGCCCGCAGAGGATGCCATGCGTGAGATCACCTTCGAGTGTGAGGCGGATTGGGACAGCCTCACCCAATACAACCGGTTCAAGGCTGAGACCGCGGCCGGTACTCTCGCATCTGTCGTGGTCACCGCGAAGTCGCCGACGCTCATCGGCGCGACGACCTATCCGGGGATCACGATCACGATGCCGAACGTCCGTTTCGACAATGTCGAGGCGACGGTGGACGGTCCGGGGATCATGATGCAGGGGATCGAGGGTAAGGCGCTGTCTGACGGGTCGGCGCAGCCGATCTCGGTCGCCTACGTCACGACCGACGCCACCCCCTGACATGCCGGGGCCAGCGGTTCGGGTTGATGGCGCCAAGGAGCTGTCGCGGGCGTTCCGCAGGGCGACCGGCACGACCCGCGATTTGTCGAGGGCGTATCGAGAGGTCGCGCGGTTCGTGACCGACGCGTCGAAACGGGAAGCGATCAACAGCGCGCCGCAGCAACGCAAAGCGGCCGCCGCGCTGCTGGGACAAGGCACGAGCCGCGAGGCGCGGGTGGGAGTGCGGAACACGAGCCGGGTTCCGTTCGGGATCGGCGCGTTCATGGGTGCGCTTCAGTACCGGCAGTTCCCGCCGTGGGTGGGAAACACCTGGGACATCATGGCCCCAGGTGAGGGGCCATACGTGATCGGTGAAGCGGTCCGAGCCAACCGACAGGACATCCTCGACGAGTTTGAGCACGTGATCGGGCACGCAATCAGGACAGCGGGCCTCGAAGTCAAGACCTACGGGTTTGAGTCTAAGGGCACCGCGTGGTGACAGGGGAAGCGGGGAGATCAGGATGAACAGGGAACAGCGCCGCGCGCAAGTGGATGACACCATCGGCCTGAAAGTGGACGGGGTCACCTATCCGCTGCGAATGTCGGACATCTCCGCCACGATTGAAATGGAACTGTTTCGAGTCACGGGCTTGACCATCACGGACATCGGCACGGCACTGACGTCGGGATCCCCTGGGGTGATGCACGCAGCCGCCCTTGTGTGGCTGTCACGACGCACCCATGGTGACACGGTGGCATTCGGCACCGTGGCCGATGCGATCTCCTACGGGTCTGAGATCGAGATCATCGACGACGCTGAGAGCCCGGCCCCGGAAGTTCTCGCCGCCGACTGAGGCGGCACCTCCCCGAGCTCGCTCACTGGTTCGGGCTCAATCCGGACGACATCGACGATTTGTCCTTCGGCGAGTTGGCCGAGTTCCTCGATCGTCTCCAGAAGTTGCCGCCTGTCGGTGCCGTGTTTCTGGTTGAACCCAAGAGGTGACGATGGCGCAGAACGAGGTAAGGGTCGTCATCACCGGCGACCCGTCGAATCTGTCGGCCGCTCTCGGGACGGCAGCCGGTGGGTTGGAGGGGTTCCGGGCGAGGGCGGCCGCCATGGGTGGCCAGATGCGGTCGGTCGGCACGATGATGACTGCCGGTCTGACGTTGCCGATTGTCGGTCTCGGGGTCCTGTTCGGCAAGGAGCTAGGTGAGGCGCAGAAGGTTGCGGCTCAGACAGAATCAGTGATCGAGTCGACCGGCGGGGTCGCTGGTGTCGCCGCTTCGCACGTATCGGAGCTCGCCGAAAGCCTGATGCAGCTCTCCGGTGTGGATGATGAGGCGATCGCGTCCGGCGAGAATCTGCTGCTGACGTTCACCAACATCCGCAACGGGGTTGGTGAGGGGAACGACATCTTCGACCAGGCGACCCGCGCCGCGTTGGACATGTCGGTGGCGATGGGTACCGACATGTCCACCGCCGCGATGCAGGTCGGCAAAGCCCTCAACGATCCGATCCAGGGCGTGACCGCTCTGCGCCGCGCCGGCGTGCAACTGTCTGACCAGCAGCAAGCCCAAATCGAGATGTTCATGGCCGTGGGCGACACGGCATCCGCGCAGAAGATCATCCTCGGCGAGCTCCGCACCGAGTTCGAGGGGTCGGCCGAGGCTGCGGGGGGGACGGCTGCCGGGCAGTTCAACCGGCTCAAGGAGTCGCTGCTGAACGTCGGCGCCGAGCTGATGGAAAAGCTTCTCCCCGCGTTCGAGAAGCTGGTCGGCTGGGTTGAGAAGGCTGTCGACTGGGTGTCGAACCTGTCGTCGGGTTGGCAGACCGTGATCGCCATCGCCGCAGCGGTTGCCGCCGCTATAGGTCCGGTGGTGTTCATCATCGGCGGTCTCGTCACAGCCATCTCGGCTATCGCATCGCCTATCGGTCTCGTCGTGCTCGCTGTCGCAGCACTCGCCGCAGGTCTGGTCTGGCTCTACCAGAACAACGAGGGGTTTCGCGAGTGGGTCGACCGGATCGCCGCCGCCATCTGGGATGGACTCCAGGTCGCCTTCAACTGGATCATCAACACCGGGATTCCGGCCCTGCGGACCGCGTGGGATTGGCTGGTGGAGAAGGGCCGCGAGGTGTGGGCGTGGCTCGTTGAGAACCTCGGGCCAGCCTTCCGTGACATCGGCGACCTGTTCGCCGCTGTCGCCGACGCGATCAGTGAGAAGGTCGCCGAGTTCCAGGCGTTCTGGGCTGAGCATGGTGACGCCATCATGCAGAACTGGTCGAACACGTGGCAGACCATCGTGGACGTGCTGTCGGTCGCGTGGAACACGATCCGCGGCGTCGTCGAAGCTGCGATCCAGGTCGTGCGGGGAATCATTCAGATTGTCACAGGGGTGATCTCCGGGGACTGGTCGAAAGTGTGGGAGGGGATCCGCAACGTGTTCGGCGGAGTGTGGGACGCGATCTACGCCATCGTGTCCGGGATCGTCGGCCAGGTGTGGGCGGTCCTGTCGGGTCTCGGTCGTTGGGTGTCGGACACGTTCGGCGGGTACTGGCACTCCGCTACGGAGGCGGTTGCCCGCGCCGTGACGGGTGTGATCGCTTGGGTGCAGGCGCTGCCGGGGAAGGTCAGCGACGCGTTCTCGGGTGCGGTCAACTGGCTGAAGGATGCAGGGAGAGCGATCCTTGATGGTCTCCTGAGCGGGCTCCGTTCGGCGTGGGACCGGGTGTGGGGGTGGATCCAGGACAAGGTGGATGCCATCCCTGGAGTGTTCCGTTCGGCGCTCGGCATCCGGTCTCCGTCGGTGGTGTTCACCGGGATCGGGGACAACATCATGCAGGGACTCGGCCGCGGGTTGACCGTCGGGTTTGACGCTGAGGTGCAACCCCGGCTGTCCGACATGACCGGGGCCGTGTCTGCCCGCTGGCAGTCTGCGTCGTCCGGCACATCCGGCGGCACCCCCGTGGGCGGCGGCTCCACCCATCTGCACTTCCACGGTCCGGTTGCGCGTGACGCTGAGGGGTGGCTTCTCGATGTGATCTCCCGGGCGAACCGTTCGGGGCGGTCGGCTATCGCTGGGGTGCGCTGATGTCGGGCGCGCTGCCCGCAACGGTGGCGGTCGAGTTCGGGTTCGGCTCGGCGCCGGATGTGGCGTCGCCGACGTGGACCGACGTGTCCGCCTGGGTGCAGATGTCGCCGGGGGTGACGATCACTCCGGGGCGGACGGCGGAGCGGTCGGGGATCGCCCCCCGGAAGCTGTCGTTCACGCTCGACAACGCCGATGGTCGTTTCGATCCTCGCAACGCGTCGGGACCGTACTACGGCGTCTTGTTGCCGAGGGTGCCGGTGCGGGTGCGGGTGACCTACAGCGCCGTGACGTACACGTTGTTCCGTGGGTTCGTCGATGGCGGCTGGCCGCAGGACTTCACCGCGGCGACCCGCATGGTGCCTATCGAGGCGTCGGACGCTGTCGGGTGGGCGGCGCAGGCGCCGCCACCACGCTCGGCGTACGAAGGGGAGATCACCCGGCTGCAAGAGGTCGAGGGGGCGACGTTGGACGGGTGGCTGCGCCCGCAGTCCGACGGGACATGGGTGGACATGGTGTCCGGGCACTCATTCCCGCATTCTGCGAAGTTCACTCGTGGCGACGCCGGCGACGCTCTCGTAGATGGTGACGAGGAAGGCGGTTGGGGCACCGAGGACCTCGGCGGGGCGAGCTCGCCGACGGCACTGGTGACGGTGCCGACGTTCACCTCTGGGTCGCCGGGGCTGGCGGTCCTGTGGCTCCGGTCGACAGGGACCGAGTCGATCTGGTGGATGATCGACGGGGCATCCGACG